TAAACTGACGCGCAAAAACTTCGTTGCCATAGAGCACAACGCCGGTTCCATTTGGACTATCAACAGACCAGAGGAGTTGATCGAGAAGGACAAGGAATTTATTGGCGGTTGCCTGAGACATACCGGTAAGAGAGAGATCAACGCCACCAGCATCAATGGAATTCTCAGGACGCACACCGAAGGTACTGCCATTGGCAATACGATAACGCAGGCCGACAGGCGCGTTGGCATCACCAGTGACGTGGTCGTTATTGAAGAATTTGGTATTGAAATCGTAGGTCAGACTCTGGAGGTAGGCACCTGTCTGAGCCGCACGAGGATCAACAATTGAGTTCTCTTCCTCTACCAGATATTTATCAATATCAATGTAGTTGCGAATGATGTACGCCTGTTCCTGATAGGCGGTTGGTGTACCTTTGGTTGTCACACCCTCGGCATTCAACTGCGACCAATTCACGGTCGGCAGATTGCCTTCAAAGCGTGTGCCATTGGCGATGAGGCTCTTTTTGTTGAGAAGTGGGATATCTTGCAACACATTGCCGTAGTTGATGAGCGAATAGGTGATTGCCTGTATTAAAGGCTGATTGCTCATCATTGCATAATCGGCAAGTGTGACTGTCCCGGCTGCAATTGCCATATAAAGCTCCTGATACATGTGCCAGGAGCTTCATACATCTATCTCCTGGCCTATGGACGTCTATAAACGTCCGCTAATGTTGGAATAACCGGTCTGCTACCAGGAGGTGTTGAACCAGGCGATGCAATAGACGATCTGCCCGGGTTCATGGCGGGAATTTGCGGAGTCTGAAGAGCGGCGGGTTGTGCTGTTTGCGCGGGCGTGGCTGGTGTTTCTGGTTGTTCGGCAGGTTTCTCAGCTTTTGCTGCAACGAGATAGGGCTTGTTCTTGATCAATGCCTTGAGGGCATTATCTACGTTGCTGGGCAATCCATCATCACCATATTCGAGTGATCCATTGACGGCGAGTGCAGCGATATCAGGATCGATGATATTGAGTGCTTGTGCTGCAATCTTAACTTGTGCGGTGATGAGCTGCTGTTTGTATTGCTGAACCAGTTTATCCGCTTCGTCTGCGCGTTTGGTTGCTTTGTCAATCTCAGAAAGAGTCGCTTCCTGTGCCAGGCGTTCCTTTTCCTCATAGGCTGCAAGTTTCTTCTGAGCATCTGTGAGGTTTTTACCGTGGCGTTGAGCTTCATCTTCTTTGTTGGCAGCGTGACGCTCTAACTCTGCAATTCTCGCCTTCAACGCCTCCTCAGACGTAAGGGTTGACTTCTGTAGCGTCGCGCTAGTCGAAGCGGTGCCCGTCGCGGGCTGATCTGGTGTGGACGTCGCATCCACGGTTCCAGATGAGGTATCTTCTGTTGCCATAACTATAATCTATCCTTTCAGTATTGTCAATAACTATTTGTTATGAATTATCTTTTGGTTAATTCTGTACGCATATTGGTGATAAAGCTACGCACATTCTCTTTCATCTGCCGCAGTTCGATCAGTTCGGCGATGGCATCACTGAGCACGACATCATCATCATCCACTTGTGACGGCACACTTGTGGTTGATTTGCCAGTCGCCAGCGCGTACAGGGCCTGCCGCATCTCGTCTTCGGTGCGTTGGCGTTGGATCGTTTTGTTGGGATTCGTTTTGACCATGCTAATGTCCTACCAGTGTCAGAACCACAAAGATCAATGCCAGCAGCGCCACAATGCCATAGCAGAAAACGCGCACATAGCGGCGTGCTATCGCGTTCGTGATGGCGGTATCGGCACAATAGACCAACACTGCGAGCGCAACAATAAATTGAAATGAGATAAGTGTTGCCATTGGGTTATCCTTTCGTGAGTTGCTTCAATGATTTCTCATAAATAGAATGGCCCCAGTCCTGATCGTGTGAATGCCCGGTAATATCGGATAGATCAAACTGCCCATCTTTCCACGCTGAATACTTCGCGTTGCCGAGAACAGCCCGTTGCGTCGATTCATCCTGATCCTCGAACCAGTCTTGCCCACTCTGCATCTGGGGACGTGAGTCTGGAATATTTGAAGTATCAATGCCAAGCGGGCCAAGGATGTCGCCCCAGTCAACAGTTAATGGCACAGGTGCACAACGACAGTTCGGATGTGAGCCAAATTCTTCTGAGACATCATGCAATGTGCCATCCATCATGATACAGGCAATACAGGTACGCCCACTTTTCGCACACGTCCAACGCCACTGTTTCACCACATCACTGTTTGCTTGATAGGTCACAATCTGGCTACTGCGATAGGCTCGTAATAATTCAGTACGGCTTATTGTGAGTGCCCGACTACGCTCAATACTCAGTGCATCGGCAACCTTTGGCGCAATCTTGCGCGGGTTCTCTCCCAACGTGATGGCATTCACCAACGTCTCTGAAACGTTTTTCGCCGCCTCTGCACCGAAGCCACTGAAGAGATCAGCTAATGGACTACCCGCCTGATTTGCGCCCACGATCGCATGTATCGCCTTTGGTGACGGCATTCCCCAGGACCACGAGACGCCTGTTGGTACTGTCGCCTGCAATAGCTCTTGTGCGCTCTGTGTGCCCAACTGGACACCGATCTGCTGGAGTTGCTGCGTGGTCAGGAGCGAGACGTTGCCGAATTGGTTCATAGAATGCAGGATGAGCTGCTGAATGCTCTGCAATCGGCCTTGCTCGTAGATCCACGATGGCGGAATACTCTCACCAGCATCAAGTTTTGCCTGGATCTGCGTATAGAGCACCGAGAGATGAGCGTTGATCGTTGCCAGCGTGCCAGCATAGGCTGCATTGATTTGCTGTTCTGCTGTTGTCTCATGCTGGTTCAGGCGCTGTCTGAAGTCGTTAAGCGTGGATTGTAGGCGTGATGTGCTCATCGACTACCACCAAATGGTTGCGCGGGTTGTTGTTCCTGCTGGCTCTGCTGATCATCTTGCGGTTGACCGGGTTGTGCTGGTGGCGATGGCGGCATCCCCATACCACGCGAATAAGCGAGCATTTTTTGCTGATCTTCCGCCTGACTCTGCTCTGCCTCCACGTCTGGATCATATCCGAGTTCACGTTGCAATGTTGCATTACTGATACCAAGGCCCTGTTTTGCGACGGCCGCCTGGACTGACTGGAGATCGTCCTCTGGGAGCGCACCTTGCCAGTTGAGTGTGATCTCAATCGTCGGGTCCATGTTATTGAGCGTCAGTAACGCCCGACACACATCAAGAATAAGCTCACCATAGAGACATCGTTTCTTCTCTGTCTTCATGAGCAACGGCATAAACAGAAGCTCAATAGCCACGCCACTGATCTGACCACGCGGCATATCGGCAATTCTACCGGTCGCCACACCAGGCACCGACGACAATTCATCGATGTCACTACGCAGATTGTTCGCAAAGGCCAATGCATTCGCGATGTCGCTGGTGAGTGCAACAGCAGAGATTTTGCTATCAGGTAAAGGCAATCCGATGATCTTTCCCGGTCTGACATCAATCTCTGACTCTCCCACACCATTTGCATAGAGGATCGGGCCTCCATAGAGTTTATTGATCCGGTTGATATTGGATTGCACAAAATTGAGTGAATTATTGAGCCCGATCAAGTCAGGCGTGATATCAGGCGTGGCCCAAAAATCGTTTGGGCGTGGAAGGTTCTGGCAGGAATGGATTGGCGGAAAGGGATAAGGCCAGATAATCGGACTACCAGCTGATACCCACTGTCCTTTCTCGCCCACGCGAGTCCAGTGCGAGATCTGCCACGTTGCATCTGTATCTGCAAATGGATCGCCATTATCGCCATCATTATCAGGATCAATGCGTAGTATTTCTTCGCGATAGTAGACACGAGCAGGCGCACCATTCACTGTGTCATCATTGCAATATTCGATACAAAATAATTCAACCGTTTCGCAATCCTGAGCAGCGGTACGCACAAAAACCGTAGCGGGATCAATTGGCACCAGACGATAGGTTTTATCAGGTTGTGGCAGGATACGCAAGAATGGACGCCCGGCCATAGCACCATTCATTCCTAACCGTTGGAGCAATGGTATGCGCGTCTCTTTTTTGCCCCAGGTCGTATCGAGAAATTCCTGCACACTCTGATCAACACCTTCCTCAACACTGATCTCCAGTTCTTTGCCAAAGAGCAGATCAACGCCCCGGTCAACAATCGGTTGCATGCGGTTACTGAGCACATTATCATCTGCCTGCCCTTCCATTTTTGCGAGTGGCGGGGGCAGCAATCCGTTATAGGCGCGCCATGCGGCGGCGATATCCTGTTGTCGCTGTTTGTCTGTATCGGTGATCTCATACTGTGGCAGGCCCTGCTGTGGTGTGAGCGTTTGCGTCATCTCGCCTCCTAATAGATCCGGTTGCTATAGCGCACTGGCATTGTTTTCTTCTCAACACCTAACCGTTTTTGTAAATAATTCAAGATTGCTTCTGTATGGCCAGCACCATACCCGACCCAGGATGGATCACCATCGGAATTGCTGGCTTTGACCTTATTGCGAAAACTATCCCACTCAACATCTAGCGTTTCTACCACACTCGTCTCATTGCCTTTGGTTCCATCCTCACGGTATTGCGTCTCTGAAAAGAGGATTTCAACCTTTGTAGCTTTCATTGCCATCAGTACACCCGCCTTGAATAGGTCACACGTTCGCCATAGGGATCTTCCAGACAAGAGAGCGCCAGAGCCGTCGCCAGATCGTCATGCTTGCCAATTTCAGCACCATACGTATCCTTGCCTGCCTCATTCACCTTGATTTCATACACCCGCAACTCCTCCAGCATCACCTTAACCTCTGGTGTCATCGGTGCATGAACCCGGCCACCCTGGAGCAATGACTGAAGACGACTGACCAGGAAGGCTTTACCAAGTGTCCCTTTTGATCGGTTATAGGTTTCACCGTGCACAAAACTGATCGGCTTGAGATGGACGTGTTGGGCTTCTTTGCGTAACTTGATCTCTCGCTTGAGGTCTTCATACACCGGGCGACCTACACCCGTCACATCGATAAGCACACGTACTGAGCGATTGGAGAAGAGTGGATTACAGAGCATTTCAGCCACGATGATGGCAACATCTGGATAACTGGTTCCAAGCGGCAGGCGGCGGATATTGCGTATGTTATATTCGCTCGTCATTACCGGATCGGCATCAACCGGCGGTATCCATTCGCCACGATCTGTGAAATGGCCGGGTATTGGATTGATCCAGCGATACTTGCCCGTGTGGATCTGCTCTACCTCTGCAACTGATATCGCCGTTGGGTCTTGGATCTGTCCCACATCGATGCCCACGCAGACCGGATTGCGATTCTCTACTACAACTCCCATGTATCCACCTCACGACTGACTATGCGCTCAATATCGGCTGCTCTGAATGCTGCTGTCTGTGCATCCATGAACTGACACATGTACTCCTGAACGAACCACCATTCCCCCATGCTCTCTTTTTCTTCTTCAAGAAATTCTGGTGTAATACGTGGACATGCAGTAGCAGGTACTTCATAGTAATCCCAGTTTGCGCGGTTCTTCCACGCTTCCCAGAAAAAGCCCCGTGTTCCAAATGGGCTAGAGAGAAGAACAAGGCGCCCATGCGAAACAGCAAGCATCGGCCTCACCGATTTATAAAGAGCATCTGATACTTTGCTAGCTTCATCGATAATAAGAAGTCGTACACCACTCATGCCACGAATCGTACCCTCTTTCCCAGGCAAGCTTATTATGCGCGATCCGTTCACCAGTTCAAGACTCAATGCGTTCTCAGCCTTTGCTTTTACTGGTTTATCCAGTGCCCGATATACCTCAAGACATTTACGAAAAAGTTCTTGCGATTGCCTGAGTGAGGGACTGAGAAGAAGAACAAGCGCATCATCTTCATAGAGAGCCGTGTACAAGCTCATGGTTGCAGTGGTTGTGCTTTTCCCAACCTGACGAGAACAATTAAGAAGAATTCGAGAGGCAGTACTTTCAAGCATTCTTGTTTGCCACCCATCAGGGATAATGCCAGCCGCCTCACTCAATGTGGTTGCAGTAAAATACCTTGCAAGATCACCTGGAAAATCAAAAACGGCTCGTTCAGCTAACATGGCTATCTATCGCTTTCATCCGTTCGCTCGCCACTAACAATGCCCGAGCAACTGCAAGTTTTGCCTCTGGAAACGGCGCAAGTGCGTCGAAAAGAATTTTTCGAATTGACTCCCATTGTTCCATAAATGCCGTACGTAAATCATCATCCGATTGGCTTGAGAGCTCATGTTGAAGCTCAATAAGTTTTCGAGATTCACTCAATGCTCGTAAAGAAGATGCATGGTCCATTTCGGCGCGTGTGTCGTTATAAATCAAGTGTGTTTCAGTGTGTATCCACTCCATTTCGGTAAAAATATTCCATGCTGATTGCACCTCTCGCTCCGCCTGTAAAGCCTGCACAGCCTCTCCTATACAATTCTCTTTATGCCGTCTTACAGATGTAGCACTTATTGAAAATTGCGCCGCTATGCGCCGAAACGCAATTCCAGAAACAATAGCCTGTTCAATTTGAACGCGTTCTGGATGATTACAAACAGTACAAGCTCTCGGCATAAACTACGCCTGCCTTACCTGCATATTCGTGACTTTCGATGGATGACACAACCCATAATCGAGCTGGCCCCACCTGCCAACATTTTTGATATAGATTTCAACTTCAGCCTCAAACTGGATTGCACAACCGCGCCATAACTTCGTCCACACATAGTCCTGTGGCCGCAAGGGAACATAGCAGTGATCGGTCAAATAGCGCCCCTGCACATCACACACATGCTCAACCAGCATCCAGCGTACAATGCCCTCCGCAAAGTCGAATCGTCCGAACCGCATGAACACGGCGTAGAACTGGTGACGTTGACCGTGATACTTGGCTAACGAATACCGCATCACCAGAATCCAACGATCAACACAATGACACACACCACGAAGAACGACCAACCATACAACGCCTTTGCTCGCGCTGGCCACCAGGTGCCGATGTTCTCATACAGACCGACGGCAAACAGAGCCAACGTCGCATCAACGACGATCAACCAGCGCACTATGCATGATCTTTTCTATTAACTGGCCGAAGATAAGGAGACAACGACGCAAGAACTTCTGGCGAACCATCGAATTGAAATGTGGTCGCTTCTCGTACTTCAGGCTCTGGAGATGGGAGCGGGCTTGTATCCCCACCAGTGTTCGGCGCAACCATTGGAGTCGTACTGGCAGCCCCATACGTTACCTGAGCATGTTGCACACGACACTTACAGGTCTGCATCCAGGGAAGAGTCACCTTTGCATCGTGGCTGAA